GCGCCATGGGACTTGGCCGCGTATTGCTTCAGTGCTTCTTTGACCAGACCGCCGGCGGTCCACTCCAGCTGGATGGCTTCTTGGCCCAGGTCCACCGAGACGGGGCCAGACATACCGCCCGCGCGGTATTCCTCCATCTTGCGCGACAGCTTCGGCAAGGTCACCTCCGTGGCCATGCCGGCAAAGCTGATGCCGTTCTCGAACAGATTGAAATCCTTCAGTTTGTGGGGCATGCCCATGTCTTGCTCCTATGATGTGAGGACGGGAGGTGGCCGGGCGTGCCGGCCACCCATCCATTAGGCGGCCACGCGCGCGGCGAAGTCGGCCAGGTATTGGTCGGTGATGCGTTGCTGGAACAGCAGGTTTTCCACGGGCGGCACCGGGGTGTAGCCGTAGTCGATGGTCAGCTTTCCGGCCTTCAAGTTGTCCTTGTCGTTGAACTGCTCATCGAACCAGGCTTCGCCGTCGATGATGTAGCCATTAGCCTTCAGGGACCGGAACTTGGCATTGATGCTGGCCACCAGATCCTTGACGAGCGAGGGTGTCATCGGCAGATCCACATAAACCATGTGGGCTTCGGCGATGGTGTCGGCCAACACCTGGGCTGTGCGGGTGTAGTTCTCGAAGGGGAAGTAGCCGCCCTGGATTTCGCAGGTGCGCGAGCCCCAGAAGCGATAGCCGCTCATATTGATGAGGGTGGTCACTTCCTTGGCGTTGAGCACGCCGGCGTCCGTGGCCGGGTCCTGCAGATCCCAGAACACGTCACGGCTGATGCCGGTGGGGCCGTTCACCACCACATTGGACAAGGTCTTGTGCCAGCCGGTTTGCTCGTCGATCTTGGCGCGCAGGCCCAGCGCATAGGCCACGGCTGAGATGCTGGCGTCCGCATTGGTGGCCGTGTCCCAGGACACGAATTCCGGCCAAATCAACATGACCTCGCGCTGCCCGAATTCCGCACGGTAGGCGGTGGCCGCCACCACCGTGGCGCAGTTCCAGCACGAGGCATAGACGAAGGCGCGCAGGGTCTGCGCAATCGATGCCAGCGCATTGGTCACCGCCTTGGTGTCCAGGCCCGGTGCGCCCAGGATGCGCGGCTTGATACCGAGCTTGGCTTGTGCCGCCAAGAGGGCCTTGGCGCCGGTATAGCGGCCGTCGGCCGAGACGCCGCCGATGACCAGGCTGGTTTGCTCGGCTTCGTCGTCGCCCTCAGCCACGCGCACCAGCACCACCAGCGGCTTGGCCTGTGCCGCGATGGCTTCCAGCACGCGGCGCATGGTGCCGCTCTTGCCGGCCTTGGCCTGCGCCGAGACGACATTGGTAATCAGAACTGCGGTATCCAGCGGAAAGGCATTCGCATCAGCATCGTCGGCCGTCACGATAACGCCGATAACGGCGGTGGAGATGGTGCGGATGGGGCGCGTACCTTCGTTGATTTCGATGACGCGCACGCCATGGTGATAGTCAGCTGCCATAGTGATAACTCCTAGTGGTTCGGATTAGGCTTGCGCCGGGGATTCGCTGGGCGGCTCTTCGGCCGGTTCAGGCGACGGGATCTCTTCGATGATCCATTCGCCTACCGTGTCGTAATTCGGCTGCACCGGCTTGAGTGGCGAGACCCAGCGGGCACGGTGCCCGTCCGGGATTTCCGGCAGTGCGATTTGAACTGCTTGGAATGGCACATTGAGGCGCTCTTCCATCGGGAAGGGATACGCGATCAGGGCATGAAGAAAAATGCCGCTGTCGTCGGTCTGGTAGCAGGTTACGGGTGTCATGGTCAGATATGAATGCGAGGCATGAAGGCGGTATGTTTCGGAGCAGTTTCGGCGCTCCCGGTCACCCCGGTTCCGACGGAGCCGGAGCCGTTCGTACCGGTCCCGGCCGCCAGCCGCGAGCCACTACCGGCACTCGAATTGACCTCGATGGAATGGCCGTGCGCCTTGATGGTGTCCGCCTTGTATGAACCCAACGCCACGGCCTGGCCGGTATCGGCGTCCGTGCCGGCGAAACGTGCGAACACGTCGCGCAGGTCCGGGAATCGGAAGCTATTCGCATCGACATCGGCGAACTTGAAAATCTTCGTCGTCCAGGCCCCGGCAGCCACGGTATGGCCATTCTGTTGCGCCCACGCCCAGATAGAGGCCTGGCTAGTCTTCGACCCCAGCCCGCCCACGAGATCCGCCTCATACGGGCGCGGCGCAGTCGTCGTACCGTATTCCAGAGCTCCACATCGCACAGATCGATATCCGTGGAATTCGCCCGTGCCGAAAACGTCCGTCCACTCCATCAGACCAATGCCCTTGACCATAACCACATCGCCCACTTTTTGGGACGGGATGGCCGAGAAGAACGGGATGACGCCACCGATGGCTTTCGTGATCGCAGCCGCGACGAATTCGATATTGACCACTTGCCCCGCATCGGCACCAGCCGCAGGCGTGGGAGCAGTCGGCTGACCTGTGAAGGCCGGTGACTTCAATGGCGCCAGATCGGCATGGGTATGCCCCTTGGGGGCCGCGTAGGCCACGATGGCGTCATCTGTATATTTGCGGGTGGCCAGTACCACAGCCGGATCAATCTTCAGCTCCACGGCGGCAGTGCTCGACACAAGCAAGACCACGCGTACAACCTGATCCTTGCCAGCGCCATCACTCAGCAGCGGCTTATAGCTCGGCGGGCAATTCGCTACCGCGCATAGGTTGCCAGCATCGTCGAAGATGCCGATTTCTCGCACCCACCAGCCGCCGACATCAGCCGGCAACACCTGCTCGATGATGATCTGACTGGCGTTCTTCGGATCTTTGTCGAGCGTGTTGAGCGGTGCACGGCGCTGCTCTCGGATCAGCGCCGTTTGCTTGCGGTCCGGGATCGGCACGACACCATTGCCGTCGCCCACGGCCATGTGCGTCAACTTCAGCGGGATACCGAGCGCCAGGGCATTGGCAATCCTGGCCTCGCCAATCTCCGTCGGAATAGAAAAATAGGTGCTCATGGGTAGATGCTCATGATTTCGATAATGTGGGTAGCGCAGCCGATGAACGGCCTGCCGGCGGTCTCGATGCTGTCGGGAGACCAGGGATAAACCGTGACCGCCTCGCCAAACTGCGCGTATGCGCCAACGTTGATCTGTCCACGGATCTCCAAATGGATGCGTAACCCGGTCAGATGGCGGGAAAGCGGCTTCGCGTCATCAATGAGCCGCTCCATTTCCAGAAACATTTCATCGGTAATGCCTGAGTCCAGTACGCCGACCTCAAGAGCGAAGGTGCCGCGCTGGCCGCGCGGTTCGGTCTGCCACCATTCACTAATCTTGATGATGTAGCCCAGCGACTCGACCACGCCGCGCACGGCCGCGATGGTGCCCTTGTGCTGGTGGATGTAGCGTGCGGCCGTGATCGTGCCGCGCTTGATGGTCTCGGGCCAGGTATCGTCCCAGCGATCCACCGAAAAGGACCAGGCCAGGAAAGGCAGCAGATCCACCGGGCAGCGTTCGGGATTCCACAGCAGACGAAGCGGCACAGGCGTGTCGGCCAGGGCGGCGCAGGCGCGCGCAAGAGCCCGCTCCAGGGGCGTGGTATTGGGCGGTAAGGTCGGGACTGGGTTATACATTGTCCACCTCTTCCAGCACCTCGGCGGTGATCTTGATGGCGGTGCAGCGGGCCGCCTGCGTGCGCCCGCACAGAATGTCCGCCGCTGGCGATTTGACGACGACATTGCGCACGCCTTCGACTTTCAGCGCGGCCACGTATGCATTGCGGTAGACGCTATAGCCAAGCGGGCGCAGCGGCTTGGCCATGGCCGCCGCGTTCGCACGCGCGGCATTGACCGCGATAGCTGCCTCCGGACCTTTCTCGACATACACCACGGCTTCCAGCTCGTAGTCCGTGACCTGGCCTTGCACTACCGTCACCAGATCGCCCAGCGGGCGAACATCCTCGGCCGACAGTGCGGCATCGACGGTTTGCAGCAGGTCGGCCGGCGCCTGCCAGTCGTCCGAGTTGGCCAGGACCGCCACCACCACTTCACAGGGGGCAGGACTGACCGCGCGTGCATCCAGCACACGGCCGTCGGCACTGCGCGCATGGAATTCATAGGCATTGCGCGGGCCGGCCGTTGAGAGCGCGTCCGGCGCTTCTTGGATGCGCAGGCGGTAGGCGTCGTCGCCTTCCAATATCTCGGCCACCGGTGGCGAGGCGTCCGGATCAGCTTCGACCAATACCAAGCGCTTGACGTTCGTATTAGCGCCGATTTGGTCGAGGTCAGCGCCGATGGCAAACGACAACATGACTGCCTTGGCGGCATCGTTGACGCGATTGCGCAGCAACAGCTCTTGATAGGCGTTCTCCTGCAGCAGCTTGGTGGCCGGTTCAGACTCCAGGGACAGCACATTGGCAGCGGCCTCGCGCTCGTCTTCCGGCAGCAGCGCCAGCACGGCCGCCTTGCGGCTGGCCAGGATCGTTTCGAAGTCCAGCGTTTCCAGCACTTGAGGTGCCGGTAGTAG